ACGCTTCAAAGTTAAAGTTTCCGCGCGGCTCACGTTTCGGTGTGTACGATATACAAGAAAAACAAATGGTGTTAACGACTGACTCCATTAACCACGCACTGGGACAAGCGCAATCGAAAGGTTATTTTAGATTTGTAATTCAACCATAAAATTATGAAACGGAAACGCAAAATTAGAATCAAAGAAGAATACATAAAGTGGTACACGCTTTATTCAGTGCAAATAAGATTTCTTTGGCTATGGTGGACGATTGAATGTTTTACACAGCGTTATCAAGCTGAAGAGTATATAAAAGAAAAAGGGGCTTAGGCCCCCTTTCCAATTATAAAAGCAATCACACCAATTCCAATGTCCCGCGCTGTTCGCCAAATCTTTTTCCACTTTTCCTTTCGAGCTGTCTTTTTATTTTCTTCTTTGAACATATTAGTTTCGGCTTTCAAATCATTTACCTGTTTAGTTAGCGTGTCAGTCAACACCATCTTTTCTTTGTTGGCCTGACGCAACCCATCGTTTTCAACTTGCAGTCGATTAATAGTTGTGTCTTGATTCAATACGGTTGAATCACATATAACTAAAACAGCTTTCAGCGTGTCAACACTCCTGGAGTTACGCAATGATCGTAAGCCCTCATATTTTACACGATAGCTTTCGGCCCTGGCTTTTTGTTTAACGGTTTCGTCGTGATATGCAGCATTAACAGAATCAGTGCGTTTGATGGAGTCTCGCAATAGCTGTATTTCTTTATCACGGTTCCTTATCACCATTTCCTTTGCGTCGACTTCCTGTTTAAATACCTCATCCTTATTGGAGTTATTGCGTAAGTCCAACCATGTGAACACACCAATTATAATAAGTATTAACAATATAAAAGCTATCCACTCAAGCCATTTCATAACACTTCACTTTGAATTGAAAGTGGGATTCCTTTGCGGCAATATTCCTTAAACTCTTTCATGGTTATAACTCCATCTTTGTTTAAGTCAATTGCTGGATTCATTTTCGCAATCAGTGAGCGCGAAATGTTTTTTACTTCAAATACCCAATCGTCAGGTTTACCAATTGCAGCCGGAAAGAACACAACTAAATACACGTCATAAAAACTTTTCAATGTTCCGGCGTATGGCTTAAAGTATTCCAACACATAGTCTAATTGCTTTACGCGTGACATAGCTTTAAGGGCTTGCGTTGTTGTGTTAAGAGCTCTTGCAGTGGCCGGAATGAATTGAATCAATCCAGTAGCGTAACCATCCAGCATTTGCGGAACACCTTTCTTTCCCTTGATGTAAAAAGGAAAAGCCGTGTTTTCAATATCAGGTCTTAACCTTGATTCCATGTACATTACTTGAAGTAACCAAGAGGGTTTAATATCCAACACTTGGCAAACGCTTATGAGTTTATCCGAAAATGTTTTTAACTCATTCTTTGGTATGTATTGTTCGTGAATCATTGTCATTTGCTTTTAAAAAATTTGATTGCCTTAATTAAAAGTTCCAAGAAAAATCCAGAACCTAAATAGTAAATGTCTTTCCATTGAAGACCTTCACCATCAACCATAGGAATGTCCAGTTTGTTTTTTCCTATCCACAATAAAGCCAGGGCAACGGCAAAGTTGGCTAACCAGTTATCCCAATGTTCCTTTGTGTACGCCCAAAAACTCCACGTTTTTTCGTTTTCATCTTTGTACATAGAAAGCATTACTACTGTCCAAGTGAACCAACCAATTGCAGCGGCGTACAAATTTTGTTCGCCGAAATTATCCACCATCCACTGAGGGAAGATGGAAAGAAACATGGTAAAGAGTGAGAAGATTAAAGTTACGATTTTCATATTTATTTGGTTTAATGTTTAACAAGGAATTCAAAAATGATTACGCCGCCCGTGACTAAAGCCGTGAACCGTTCCAGTTTTCTAATTCGTCGTTCCTGTTCTTTTAGTTCAGTTTGAAACGTGTCCAATGTTTTTTGGATATTAGAAACCTTAACGTCTAAACGGGTGAGCAAATCAGAAATTTTAGTCATAATATTTATAGTTTATATACCTTCATAAATTTTTCTCTACTATTAGAACCACTACCTAAATTATCTGACCCACTGACTTCAATTTTATAATACACATGAGTTGACTGACTCATTAATATTATGGTGGCAAAATCCCAACCAACTCCAGACGCTGTTATTGTACCTGTTTGGTCTTGTTGATCAACCGGAACATCAAAATCAAAACTACTCCATATATCCCAAGTTCCACTAGTTGTATTAATACTTATAACACCAGTAGTGGGTGAAAAAACAATAGTGTTGATTCCATCTTGACTAATAGTTGTTGTCAAATTAGATGTGGACTGATTGTGGTCTATCCATGTTTGTCCAGTAGTGTAATTAGCGTCATTAGTCCACTGTGAAATATTACCAGATTTGTTTGTAAGTGTGTTTGAACTTGACGCGGTAATGTATCCACTATCATTTGTCCATTGCGAAATGTTACCCGATTTATTTGTAAACGTTGTTGAACTTGAAGCCGTAACAAAACCAGCACCATTGGTAAGTTCATTGGTGTTAGTGGGAATTGTGATCACACCCGTAGAAGAATTGTAAGCGCCACTACCTGACGTAAACGAATTCGATGCACGTGCCCTTGCGTCAGTGTAATAAAGGTTTGTATTCTCAGTTACTTGAGCCGTTGTATAGTCACCTGATTGCGCCGTAACGGCTCCAGTACGACCAAACACTGAACTAACACCGCCTGACGGCGTTGAGAACGTCCAATTTGTACCGTTAAAGGTAGGTACATCACCAGACGTTGGTGTATTAGTAAATGTTAAACCTTTTAAATGTTCATCGGCATATTTTCTACTTATTAGTGATAATGAAGTAAAATTAGATGAGTAATCAATTAAATATTGTAATCCAATATTAGCCCCGTCACTTACCCATAAGCCGGCACCTGTCCCTAAAATATTACTATTATCTAAGGTAATTTGCCCAGATGTACCACCGGTTCCTGATTTTATATCTATGTAAGATTGGGAAGCAGATGAACCTATTCCTAATTCAAAGTGACCTCTAGAAAATGATTGTAGTTGGGCTGTAAACTTTTGTGAAGAAGCATTTGGTAATGTTATATTAAATGGAACACTAGAAAAAAGTAAGTTATTTGTAGTACTTCCAATAATAGTATTAGGCCCTGTAAGTGTACCGCCAGATGATAATAACCATGAAGTACCCACACTTCCTATTGTAGACGCCCTTCTATATTTTATTTCTCCAGTTGAAAAATCAGCAACCAAAACATGTGTAGCCGTATCTTTATTTGATATTGATTTAAACAATACTTTAGAATCAAATTGATACCCGTTACTGAAACCACCTAAATAAGCTGTATTAGCCACAAGAGATGGGGTGTATGTATTGCCAATCACTAAAACATCGGATATACTTGGAGTTGTTGTAGAGTATCCTGATTTATAACCTATAAACGTACTTCTACTACCAGTATATTGGGTGCCCGCTGTTAAAGTAAATGGTAAGCCACCAGTTGTTTGATATGTCTTATCAGTCGTATAACCTGAGGCGTAACCAACATAAGTATTTTCATTACCGATCACATTATATCCAGAATTAACGCCAAAAAAGCTATTCCTGTTTCCACCTGAAAACGCACCTGCATACATACCAGACGCTATTGACGTATTTAATAAATTAGTTTGATTGGCGTTAAAAAATGTGAATTCCCCAATAGATGAATTGTAATTTTGAATTACCCGTGTACCTGTGTTGCTGTAAAAACCATTTCCTATGGTTGAGTTATTATTTCCTAATGTCGTAACCCCAAAAAATGATTGCCCTACTGAATTATTAAAATTACCAACAGATGTTATAGTGCCGCCACTAGATGGGTGTGACCCGATTAACGCATTGGCTATGCCTATGGTAGTTGCGTTACCTAAAAGATATTCACCTATTAAAACATTGCTTTGCATAGACGTTCCAGTATAAGATAAAGCGTTTCTATACCCCATAATATAGTTAAACGCAGCGCCAGTACTGGACTGTAAGTTTTGTTGGCCAATCATTATATTTTGAGATGCTTGATTGGAACCACTTGGATTTAACGCTACACCATTGCTGTAACCTATTGCAATATTTCTGTCCCCTTTAAAGTAACCTATGAAGCCGCCTGAATTTACAAACGATGTTCCAACGGTTATATTTTTTAAATTTTGATTTCCTATGCCTATATTATTACCAGCTAATGCAGATTGATTACCATTTCCACTACCAATGTATACATCCAAAATACCATCTGTAAAAGTTCTAGCGGAATTGTCTCTAAAAGCAATTACAGGGGAATTACCGATATTAGACACAGTAGCTGAAATTACAGTTTTATATCCGCTTTGAGGTGTAGACCATAATTTTATGGGTAATGAGTTAGGCACAATAGTTGAAAAATTTCTATACTTTAACTTACCAGTAGAAGCGTCTCTAACAATAAATTGTGTTAACGTAGAATCGCTTGTTGGTACAGTAGCTATGTTAAGTTGTGGCACATAAACCTCATTAGGGTCAGCTAACCTTGCTTTTATTTCATGGCCACCAAGAATAACAGAATTTGGGGAATTCTTTGGTATGTTGTGATTCACTCCGCCAATGATTGCACTATAATTTGCATGTAATCCGTCACCCGCCGTTTGTCCTACGTCGTTAGAACTCATTTGTGAACTACCTACAACGTTACCAATAATTAACGGTTGTGTACCTCCATAACCAGAGACAAAACTTGCCTGTGAAGCTGAATCGACAACGTGATAACCTGACACCATACCATAACGGCCACCACCAACAGACCAAATATTTTGCCCTGAAATAATTCTGTATTGACTTCCACGTACACGAACATCAATACCAACTACTAAATTATCGTAAGAGCCTATCGGTGTATCGGTTATAGAAGACCTTTCACCAATAATAACATTTGAAAAATTACTACCTCCAGATATACTATCCAGTTGACCAAAAATCATGTTCAGGTCATTACCTCCAGTATTAAAATAATTTAAACCAAATGCAGGTTCTGAAAAATCAAAATTACCGTCACCACGAATTGTAAATTTAGTTCGGTTATTATGGAAATCTAAATTAAAATCCCCATTTGTGACTGAACGGTTTCCAGTTAGTGTACCATCAGCAGTGTAAATGTTATCGGTTGCCTTTACAATTAAGTCACCGTCAGACGTTCCAGCTTTAAACCAATATTCAACACCCGCCACGTTAAACACTTGGCCACGATACCGAACACTGGACGCAACTTGTGAAATAACTTGCGCAGTGTTCGTGTAAGGTGTAAAACTTGTGTTATAATAATAACCGTCTAACGGTTTTGGATTTAATACCTTAATTGAGTAAGGTAATTCCAATTGCGTTTGACCAATTGCATAAGAACTGATCAACAATAATAAATAAAGTAGTTTTTTCATCTTAGTTGATTGTTATTTGGTGCCTGTGATTTGTGGAGTAAGGAACACCCGTATTCATTTCGTAAAGAGTGTACGTTCGAGCCGTACCGCCCGCGTCAGTCACGCTAACCGTACCTGTATTGACGTATTGCGACGTAATAACAGCGTTCAGCGCGTCAATATCGATTACCTGTGTTATTGATGACCCCGGCGGCAAAGCAACGTCGAATTTCTTTAACGTCGTGCCTGTATTAAGCGTTAATGTGGCCGCGCCAGTATAAAAACCGCTTGACGGTAACGCGCGAACTTGTGCGCTATTGGTTGGTGTTGCTAAACTTGCACCATAAAACAAAATGTATCGTGCAGTTACAACAAAATTGATTGAATTAAAATCACCAACGGGTGACGTATTATGTCCAATACCTTTCCACGATTGCGTTGCGCCATTTGTGTTTAACTGAATGGTGTTAATCAATTGTGTCTTTGTTCCATCATTGGACGTACTTGCCAACAAATCGGCGGCGGCTGTATTGTCGTACAATCCAATAGTTGCAACAACACCGGAACCGGGATTGATTGACCACGTAAAAGTTTTAGAACCAAGTAACGTAGTACCAATTTCCACCGTAGTGGCTTGGCCGGTTATAGAGAAAGAAGTAAATACGGGTTGAATGTAAGGCGAAACAATACTTTGTAAAATATGTTCCAATGATTGACCCGAAATATTTGTTCCGGCTGCAAGGCCACCGACTGTAACAGTAGTTGGGGAGATGCCATCGTATAGTAAAGAGTCAGGCGTTATGTAGTTAGCCCCATTTAAAATTTCGTTGTTGTTTGTTGGTATTGAAATAACTCCAGTGGATGAATTATAACCACCCGAACCACTGACAAAAGAAAGTGAACTTCGAACACGTGGTACAGTAAAATACAAATTACTTGAACCTTCCGTTATCTGATCTGTGTTAAAAGTAATATTACCCTCACCAAGTAACGAACCACCATAGATGGTTTTCAATGTTTGAAACAACGCACCACCGCTTCCATTATATGTCAACACATCGTTTGCAAGTTTTCCACTAACAGAAGGAAAATCAAACGTGGATGACAAACGTTTTACAGGTTGGCCGTTAACCAAGTAATACAAAACACCTTGATACACGCCAATAGCTGTGTAAGGTGACGGCGCACTGAAATTTGTTGACGTTAAGTCTACCAATTCTTTTACCCGTATGTAAGTAAAGTTAGTTGGTGATTGCGCGGCAACAATCAGGGGAAAGAATAGAAGGAATAAGATTTTTTTCATTTTAATATTAGTCTAAATTTATCCGTGTCCCAAATACCTTCAATTATATAATCTCCGGGGTCTGCCAACGTGAATGAGTGTAAAGCATCACCATTCCATTCAGCGCTCTTGCTAGTGCAATTATTTGGAAACTCCAATGTAATTCCACCAAGGGCGTTGAACACATAAAGAAAATGTCTATCAGATTCTGCATTTTCAAAAGTAAAAACCTGATTATCCGTCAACTCATTTTCATTGACAAAAATTATGTCTCTGTTATGGTCAAAGTCCAAATCTGAGGTAGTAACAATTATGTATGGGACTGTCCCAACAAAAATGTTTCCTGACACCACAGTGATATAAATTGTTGTTTCACCGACGATAACAGTTTTCTTATTATCCAAAGTACACTTTTCAAGGTTACCGTAAATGGTAAATTCACCGTGTAACCAAGTTGCGTCCTCTTCACGTGAAAATAATTTATAAAAATATGTTTCAGGGTTGAGCGTTATGGCTTCTTGGTGTACCAATAAAACATTGGTGCCAACCAACTCCAGCCCGTCTCCTTCGGTTAGTGTTGCAATTGGTTTGTCGGAACCTCTTTTGTAGATGTGGAGTGCCCAATCTTTTTCATCTATTGGAAATTCCTGACGCAACTCATCAAAAAACCTTAGGACAATACTATTCCCACTGTCACCTTTTCGGGCAAACAGTGGGGTAGTAATGCTTTTGTCAAAAAATACTTTACGCATTAGATTGAACCCTCACACATTGCATTAAGAGCCGCCAAACTTGTAGCGTAATCAGTATCGCAAAATACTTGTGGCAATTTAGGTTCCAATTCCCCTTCACCATCGGCGGTGGCAAAGTTCAAAACGTAAAAACCTCCATTGGTGTGTGCGTCACGGATTGAGCCAGGCACTAAACGCATACCGCATTTTTTACCAACAAGTTCGAACGCCGTTGAGTCTTGGCCTTTCTGTTCAACAACAAATACAAACGTTCCACGGCAAAGATTTTCTACCGTGTTCTTGGTTGCTTGGTCTCTGTGATAAACAACAAAGCCGGAACCATGTTTGAACATTGGTGCACCGACTGACGGCAAGATAACTTCTTCAGATTTCTTTGCGTCATTACGAAAGCCCGTGAAAACAAACCCCTGCTTTCCAGGTTTCAATTGGATGTCGGTAATGATGTCATTGGTTTCGTCATAACCAACAATATCACGTTTGTTGAAGGCTCTAATAATCGCCTCCGTTCCACTTGGTGGTAGTGTCTCGCACTCTCCGGCTTCACTTCCACTATCAAGTTCGCCGCATGGTACGCGGAAACATGCCAAGCCTTTTTGTACCATGCTTGCTAAAAAGGAGGCGTGAATTAGTTTTTTCATAATTGATTATTGATTTTAAGTTAAACAAATTTACTTTTCTTTTTTCGTTCTCAAGTTTACAAAAAATGAAACTGATTTGTACGCCGTGATGTACTCACAACAACATTCTTCAGCTACCAAATACAATGCACCAACACTATTATTTCCCATCTCTATGTATTTTTTATAAACCTGATAACGATGGAATTTATCCATCTTTCCTTGAGGGATTGCCCCCAACATTAAACCTAACTTACCATGTTTTTTAAAATATTCTTCTCTTGTCATTGAGTTAAAACTTTGGCGCGGTTAATTGGTTGGTTTTTCTTATTGCTTGCAACTTCAAAGTCTTGTAACACCATGACCACTTGTGTTTGCCTTACCGCTTGGTTAAGGTTACGCATCAATGACGTTGATTCAGCTTGTCTATTTACTTGCAGCATACCGCCGCCCGCCATTGCCACACCATTTGGTAAACCTTTGCCGGGGTTGAATTTTTTTGTTTGGCCTTTACCTGAAATTGGTTCGACTGTAACGCGTTCAACCCCTCCGGGATTGTCACCAACCAATAACAACGTTGGTTTGGTTGTGTAAAAGTCACCACCTCCAGCCATTGCAACACCTTCGATGGCTGCAACATTGGCCAAACCAAGCGCAAGCGCACCTAACATGGCGAAAGGGCCACCAGTTGCAAGTGCATTATTTGCAGCTAAGTAAGTATCAATTAAGGCTTTAGATATAGCCGCAATTTGAAACGCGGCGGTATTTTTATCGAATACGGCTAAAGATGTACCCAAAAGGTTATCCCAAGTTTGCAATTGTTGTATGTTACTTGTGGTTTTTACCTTGTTGGTTTTTACAATGGCGTTGGCTGTTCGTTCAGCTTCTGCAATTTGAGCGTCTGCAATTTGTTGGTCTATTTCTAACGTGTCTTCCCCATAAGTTTCAGCAGCTTTTTTCTTTTGCTTCAAATATCTTATGTAAGAATTGAATTGAGTAGTTTGGAATTCAGATTGTGTTTGCGCACTTTCCAAATAATTCTTTTTGTCGGCCAGTTGTTGGTCTTTATAAATTTTATCCAACGTCTTTACGTTCTTATCAAAGTTTGTTATACCCGATGGAATGGGTTGTGATTGATAAGGTTTTGTGGCCGCACCTTTTCTTTGTTGCTCTTGTAATTTTAATAAAGCTTCTAACGCTTGTGATTCCCTTTTGGTATTTTTTTCTTGAATATCTGCCACTTGCGCTTCTGCCCTTGCAACTTCAATTTGCAAATCCAAATTTTGCTTATCCTTCTGCAACAATTTGTTTTTTGCTTCCAATTGCTCTTGAGAAGTGGAAATAATAAGTTTGTTTGCGGCGCGTACATTCGCCAACACGGCTTCCGCTGCATTTATTCTAACCTTAAGAGTTTTTTCTTCATCATCTCTAATTCTTTGTTGCTGTTCCGCTTGTTCATCATAAACTTTTGCAAAGCGTTGCCGTCTTAACTCCATTAATTGTGCTTCTTTATCCGCTTGTTGTTTTATTTCAGCGGCCACCGAACTTGCATAAGCATCGAAAGCACCAAGAGCAAGTAAAGCACCATCAACTAATTTGGAAAATATACCCTTGCCGGAACTATCTGTACCAACCTTTCCAACATTATCAGCGAAACTTTGAAATACCGCGTTAAGTTTTGTTTGCGCCAATTCAAGGTCTTGCGCTCCTTGTTTGCTTTGTGCGTACAGTTTGAACAAGCCACCAAGAGCCGCACCGGCTGCAAGGTATGGTGAAGCGAACTTTGACGCTATTCCTTCAAGGCTAAAACCGCCGACCTCAACCGTCTTGATGTAGTCGCCGATTTTCATTTTTTGTTTTTCCTGTTCAGTGGATTGATTTTTAACACGCGCTGTGTTGGCTTCAATTGCGTTGTTCAATTGAATTACCTTTGCGCGTTGTGCGTCGGTTGCGTCACCTAAGGAATTACGTTGCGCGGTCAATATTTTGTTTTGAGCCAACAAAGATTCCACACTACCTTTCTCACTATTAATTACAGTGAGTAAATTCTTTTGGTTAGTAGTGTTTTGCTTAACAGAATTGGAAAGCGTGTCACGTTGTTTGACAACGGCTGCAATCTGATCAGAACTTGCTTTATCACTTTTGGAAAGTTCCTTTATTGCATCGGTTAAATCTAAAACGCGTTGCTTTTGTTCGGCAATCAGTTGATTCAAATCTACCAATTGCTTTTCGCTGTCACCTTCGTCCAGCTTAATATCTAAAATTAACTCTTCGTTCATATTACTCTAAACATTTGGACTTTTGTAATCTGATTTGGTACGTAATCAACTATTGACTTAACCGCGTATACTTCTCCACGATCAAAAATCATTCTCTCCTCTTGCTGCATTAACATTACATCAATGTCGTTCAGGTTATAATACCTTTCACATTCATAACCATAATTATTGCCAAGAGCCCCAGCAATCGACCCACCATATTTGTTCCACGGTAACGCGGGTTGATTACCGTCATAACTTGCATATTTATAACCTACTTTGTAATCTATATACGTGTTGTTATGAAAAAATATTTCGTCAGGCTCGACACCAGAAATGGGGTCACGCTGAACAATTAAATTTGGTTGTGGTGCGGTTTCAAATGTTGCCAAATCAGCGCCCGCCGTTGTAGTCCACAAAGGATTTTTCCATCCGTAAACTGTTTTACTTCCACTTATTAGCGTGTAAGTTTCTGAACCATCGTGATTGAATGGACTTTCAAACAATGTATTAGATTTTTTCAAATATGGGTTGGGTACAGAAAAACCACCAGCGTGTAATTCAGTATTCGCCCACTTAATGACATTGTTTTGGTTATACGAAGTGTTTATAATGTCTTTGTTTTGTCCCATGAACTTTGCAGACCAATTATAGTAAGCCGAATTGCTTAAAACATCATTAGGTTTTTTTATTCTGAAAGTATTAGTGGAATCTGTCAGCATTAATTTGATACCGAACATCATTTGGAATTGTGCAATAATATCCTTTTGTGAAAAGTCCGGCAAGATTTCATGCAGTTTAAATGATGGCCCTATCCATTTATCCAATCCATAAGTAAACAATAAGTTGTCGTACACCACATCGCTAAATGATTCCATTGAATAACCTTGATTGGAAAATATTTTCTCTAAAACAGTTTTGAAAAAAACATGTGGTGGGTAATTCTTAACATAGAAAGAAGGAGACGTGCCGTAAAACAATTGTGGTATTGTATCGGTTGGATCTATTTGCCCATACTGAACTAACGGTGAAGCCAAACCACTAGACGAATTTCGTGCAGCCGTCGCGGTGGTTGTGTCCCAAAGTAATGTTGACGTAAAATTCAAATCACTTAATTTTAATGGGTCAATCAAATCAAAAAAGTCAATTGGGTTTTGATAAACTTCAATGGCGAATACTTGTTTATCCACCAAGAAAGCAAAACCAAAGAACACAGTAATGTTAGTACGTGGGTTCACCACATAACATTGATAAAACTTTGGGGCACCAATTTTTACACTTTTATAATATTCGAAAAACGCTCTATTCCTTTTCGTGGCAGGTAGTGTAATCTGATTTGAATGAGAAATGGAATTATCATTGCCATCAATGGAGTTATTAAAATTATAAGTCAACGACAACACCGTGTTATCGGTGTCCATTCTATAACCATTCAAATATAAGTTCATAAATCTTGATCAAAAGGTAAAAGAATAGTCACTTCAAAGTAATTTCCATTGTCTGACTTAGTATCTCTAACAGCTTTGAAGCCGTCACAAGTAACTTGTGTCTTTGTCGTACCGTCTGGGGAGATAGTAAAAATATCTTTATTGTCGTGCCTCCTTGTTCCGAATGTTGTTGACATGTCGCGGTAATCAGTATCTACTATCAATGAAGCCGGGGCAAACGCTTGATGTAAAGCCGTGAATTCGTCAGCAGTCAGATTAGGAGCCGCACAAGTCATTTTAATATACTTATAACCTTCATCGTTTGTAATTTCCATTTGCTGATTACCTTCAAACAACCAATGAACAGGCGTACCTAATGAATCACGGCCAACTAACATTACTGGACTTTGGCAATCAGGTTCAACAACATCTAAGTTTAATGTTGCGTATGTAGTTGTCAACGCATTGTCTTTCAATTCAATTGTGTGTGACCCTAAATTCAAATCGTCAGGGTCAATGCTGAACAAAGTTGTAGGAATGGCAACCACGCTTGCAGTAACTTTGGTTGAACCGTCAACAACTAACTTAAACGTGAATGATGCAATACTATTAAACGTACAAATACTAAATGGATAACCTTTCCACGCTTTACGTTTCTGAATGATTGAAGGAAATGAAGCGGGAGCCGCAACGCCAACAATCAACGCACCTAAATTGTTTGTGCCTGGAAGTTGTAACGCTGCAAGATAACCAACACGCTTGTTAGCTGAATCGTTAACAGCTGAAACACTGTCACTACTCCATTTTTCTTGATACGAAATGTAATATTGCAACCCGCTTGAAAAGTTCTGTTCACTGTAAGTTGAAAAGCTACGTTGTAATAATATATCAGGTAACAAGTAACGCAATACTTGTGCGTCAACAATGGCCAAACCTGTTTCGTCAGTCGCAAATCTGAATTCAAGACTATTGAACAACGGGAATTCACCAACACCATCGAAAAATATTACGGCCACATGGTGCAACGCCTTTGTTGTAACGTTATTAACATAGCCTGAACCACCGCCAACATACGTCAATGTGGTAACCATTGTTGTAAACCCACCAACGTTATTAACGTTAACTACTTCCGCTAACGCCATATAATTGGTAACACCAATAAATATTTTGTCATCAACGTGAAAAGATGAATCGTAATTGCCATCCAAAGTAATTTTGGCAAGTCCAAAACTATCGGCAACGGCTGTTATTAGAAAATCCTTGCGCTGAATTTTGTAAATAGTTGGATTGCCAAACGCTGAATAATTTTCGGGCCTACTTATAACTGTTAAACTCATTTGAATTTTAATTTAGAAATGACTTCCAAACCATAAGCCTTTTGTAATTCGCCGTAAACTTCTTTGATACTGTCCTGAATTACACCGTGTAAGTCAATGCCTGGCTTTTTACCTTGCCAAATATCCGTACCGTGTAAACCAATTTTGCGACCGATCAGATAACCCAAACTTTGTTCAGTAATTTTTTTGTAAATCCTTCTTGCATCAGCTAATATGTTAGGGTTATCACGAACAAATTCCACCATTTTCTTTGGGGGTGGTTGTTTTCCCGGTGGCCTTCCCCATACAAGAAACTTGAAATACTTACTACTAATTTGAATGCCATCTTCCGTGTAAACTACCTTAATATCCGTTGGAATCTTTTGCCCTATGCTGTTTGCAAACGCATAAAGGTTTTTTATAATGGTATTGGCTAATATTTGTTTAACCTTTCTTAGCATGGTGGAAATTTAACAGGCAAATTGATTGTATAACTTACACCAAATAACAGCATGTCCAAAAAAGCATATTCGGGCTTGATAGTATGCACAATGTTTCTTACTTCGGGGTCAACAATTTTAATATAACCCAAACCGTTCAAAAATTTCCTTGCCTGAATACGTAAAGGCCCAATATACTCTTCTGCCTTTTCATCATCCATCGACGCGGCAACATCGTCAGGTATTAACGTTAAAATCCAACCCTGTATTTGTAAAACTGTTTTGAGTTGGTTACCCGTGTTAGTGCCTGATTCAGGAATGGGGACAACTACGTTTACTGGATAGTCTTGAGTTACAAAGGAATTTTTAAACGCGTTAAAGTTTTCTATACGCGCGTACTTAAGGTTTTTTACCTTTGTCCTGTTGTCGCTTACCTCCTTTAGAATTTTGAATAACATGGTATGGCTCCTCAGTTAATTTGTGATAGAATTCTGTGTACCGTTCAATGTATTCGCTTTCATCTTTTTCATAAGAAAGGGTATAACATACTGAAGAGAAAGCGCACGACTCATAAACGTAATCAGGGTCAAGCGAAAAAAGTTTAGCATAACGTACAACAAGCGAGAAATTCCCATAGCGGGCAAGGCTACTACTATCTGCCATGTGTGCCGCAAGGTCTTTCGTACTTTGCTTTGGCTGTTTTGGATTAACCTTCTGAGAATCGAAGAAGGCACTCCACCTTTCTGTAGTTGCCCGTAAATAAAATTTCCCCATGTATGTAACATCCATGCGGGCATCTCTGCAATTTCTTTTTCTAACTCCATTGCCCTGGCCAATGAAAATTTACTGTTATCAATTATGGGCTGTAAGTAAATTGCAATTGCTTTGCTTATTCCTTCATCCACGTATTTATGCCCGCGTGTTGTTTGTAGTAACGCAATGGCTTGTCCAATCTTAACGTTGCCAACTTGCTTTGGTAGTTTAATTTCCTTGCCTTTGAACTGTATACTTTCAGGCATAAAGTTTTCAAATGTAATACCATTTAGGTAAGGTGAAAGAGCCGTCAATATTTTAGTCTGAACCTCCACATTTTCAACTTTAAAGTTTTCACCCGTTACTAAGTTGAAAAGTTTTATCCAATCGTCAGCAAGGTTATCAAAATCCACTTGCCTAGTTATAGTTTGATACAAACCCAAACTTAATTCGGTCTTATTAATGAATTTGATTTTTCGGTTATTTACTACCATAAGTTGTAACCTACTGTAAAGGCTTTTACAAATATTGAAGCTAAAAATCCTAAGACACCTGAAACGATGCTTAGGAAAATGATCCCAGCAACAAACAACAAAATTAAATTGAAAATCGTTGTGGAAGTTTTTTGTGGCTTAATCTCTTGTTCCATTTTGTTTGGTTTAATGAAAGAAACGGTTTTTAAATTTCTGAGGGGTGAAACGCCATGTTGGAAAATCAGATTTGTTAGAGTTCATGTAAAACCAAAGTGTAGAATCTTCTTTGGTATTTATGAAGCCCACCATTTTAACAAACTCGTTCCATGCTTTTACCTCAAACTCAAAAGCATTATCCAACACAGTAGAATTTTGAGCGGGTTGATTGCTTACAATACCCGCCGCCGTATTTTTAAATTGATTGTCACCGCTTACCCATTTAGAATAAATAGACGGCACCAATATTTCAATAAGTCCAGGGTATTCCCCAGCGCCATTGATCAGGTCTTCAAAACGCGTCTCGAGGGCGCTGCCTTGAACCGCTTCCAAAAGTTCTGTGGTTAATTCACGACCAAGAACTAAACGCAATATTTCTTTTTCACGCTTATCAAGCCATGAATTAAAATCTTTCATGTTCTCTTGGTTTAGAATCCTGTATGGCCTATCGTTAAAACTGGAGCCGTCTACTATCATGGTAATCTAATTTTTAATTTTCTTTTCTTGACTTTCTTAATTTGTCGGCTGCCTTTTTTTCAGTAGCGCCAAAGTCCACGCTAACTTCTTTGCACTTCAAACCTTTCTTTTTCAATTTGGTTAAAAGTTCCTTTCTAATTGCATGGCGTGACCCTTTGGAGTAAATCACTCTACTCTTTTTCACGTCGCTTTTTGCTGTACGCGCTTGCAGTGGATTAAAGTCCTCTTGAACTTCCACCACCACGGTGTTCTTGTACTTGTTGTTTTCCTTTGTCATTTTGTTTGTCGGTTATGCCATACCTTAAATTATTTTAAACAAGGGCGGGAAGGAGTATGGCTTACCTTCCCTAACCCTCGATAACCAAACAAACCGATTTAGCTAGTTGCTGTCAGGTCGGCAATAACGTTTGCGATAGTATCGTACATTACACTATTCTCTCTATGAGTTGGAATGTATGACAACACTTCTTGATAACCACGGTATGAAGTTTTATCCTCTTTAAAGTCGTTTCCATTCAAACCACGTTCAAACACCATGTCTCCATAGTTACGGATTTTGAAACCAACTTCCGCGCCGATCATTAAAACGTGTGTACTTGGTACGTCTTCGTTATCAACCCCAACAACATGCACACCGGCAATGTACAATTCTCCCGTTGTACTTGTATAAACAAGTGGGTTATTTTGATAACGGGCCTGTTGATCTTTCAATACTTGAATTTTATACCAAACATCTTTCGCAATGAACGCGGTTGCAGCCTGTTCTTTACGCAACGCCATGTCAGCAGCCATTGCAACAATAACGTCTATTTCGTTAGGGTCATCAATGGTGCCATCAAATGCAGGTGACCCCACATATTGTACGGCATTGTGTTTCAAACCAAGTGGAGCGTTAGGGTCAATTGATGGGTTGTTATTTAACAAACCGTCGTTATACGCTTCTTTCATTTCATCGGTAAAGTCTTCACGCAACCACGCTTCAAGGCTTGGCACATCACGTAAAAGTTTATCTTCCACTGTTCCAAAGATTGCAACTTTTTTCGCTTCTGCTTCCCCAGTTGTTACACGAAAAGAACGCATTGGCTTAGATGCACCGGAAGTAATCCAGTCGGCGGAACCTGTGTCTTCTGAACTTTCATCATCTCCCGATACTTCTTCTTTAACAAGAAACAAAAGTTTTGGTACCTGAATTGTATCGATTTGGAAATAATCCAAAATGATGTTCGTTTTACGACGACGTTGATACAATGTTGGGTCAACAAACCTGTCTGTAAATGCGTCTGTAACCGTGTCCGCACCACCTTCAAAGAAATTAGGAATACCGAAAACTTCCGCAGCCTTCACACGAATAGAAGCCTTCTTGGAAGTCTTATCGGTTTTACTTTCATCGGTGAAAGTTTCTTCAATAAACTTTTTCACTTCCGCGGTGAAATCCTTTTTAGCTTTACGCGCTGAACGTGGATTTGCTTTTGCATTATCAACGTCGCGTTGCATTTCACCAACTTGAGTGCCTAACTTTTCAATTTTCTTATTCACCTCACCAATGAGACGATCTAATTTTTGTTCGTCGGCGGGTTCAGGAATTTGAGAACCTTCAAGGTTTTCCACGATGTCACGAATTTCTGTAATTGCTTGACGCAATGTTTCCAATTCGTCTTTGTTTACTTTGTCGCCAAGTTGTTTAACAAGGCCGTCGATTTGCTCAGAGATTTTATTAATCTGCTTGAGTTCTTCACTTACTTCTGACATAGTTTTAAATTTAAATTGTTTAACGATTGATTTAGTTCTAATTTATTTGACAAGGCTTCTAACGCTTTCAGCGTGTCACTTGGACGGGTCTCTCCATTTTCTGTAGTGCCTTTTTGCGGGTACAGTACTGGAGTAAGCGGGTTCGAGCCTGCAATTACACATGAATATTCCATTAACTTTGCTTCGAATACACCAAAGAAAAAACCATCCTCTTCTACATCGGCTTGATTCCCTAATTGATCAACCCATTTTTTATAAAGTTCATATTCATTTGGTGAATCTGGGTCATCAATGGCGCAAGATACTTGTAGATAACACATGCCAACGCTGTGTTGGTCAATAGCTTTATCCACATAGTCTTGAAAACGGCGTGGTGATTTTGATTGTAATATATCGGTTTCAGTTACAACACCAATCGTTTCGCCGGGTCTATCAACGTTTAACGCTTTCCATTCGAAAGGCTGTTCGGTTATTGAACGCGTAACTCCCATTATATGGTCAAGGTCAAAATTATGCTGATCAATTGGCGGAATCTTTAACGCGCGTTGTTCAATTGAACGTGTAAAAGTTCCAGGTAAATGTACATCGTAATGTGAATCGCGCCACAAATATGTATTGACCAACAACGTGCGAGACGCAACACCATTCTTAAGATCATCAGCATACAGAACGGCCTTTGTTACATTGTCTTTCGTTGGCCAAAGAAGTTTTTGCAGTGCATCACTTGCCATGTGAACGGCGTCGGAATATTTAACAATAGACTTGCGTCTCTGTACTTCAAAATCCCTGTTCACTTTTATGAACTGTAAGAGTTCCTTACGATTATAAAAAGATTTGTTTCCGTACTGTTTCATTTCTTAACGATTTGTTGTGTTTTAATTTGTTGTTCCTTCACTGCCTTGATGGTTTCCAACTTTTCTTTGTTTGGTTTCATTTTGCAAAAGTTAAACTTATTTTTTGCGGCGGGTTAGTTATTGCGCCGCTTGTTATTACAAATGCACTTCCCAAATATTTGTTTGCTTCTTCTGGTGTCATCCCCATATCCAAGCAAGACTGAAACGCGTTTATTTCTTTTGTCTTGTAATCTATCTGATCGTTCTTTGCGACTTGCATCATTAGCAAGTGATCCCAAGTCAATTGAATGTTTTTGTTTTCCTGTTCGTAACCAAACATATTTTCAAAGGAATTCATAAACTCGTTACCCTTTGGACTTAACGTGTAATGAATGTGGGCAATACGTGCCTTTTCCTGATTCTCGTATGTTGCAGAATTGTACGCTTCCAATACGTCACGGGGAATATTAAACATGGTGCCAATCAAAAAGTAATCAGCAAGGAAAGACGGGTCTAACTGTAACGCTGAAATGTTATCCACGAAACGACGAATGTTTACCAGTGATGACATTGGAAACACGCGTTTGTGTTTATCTTTATCCATGTCGTCAGTGATTGACTTCTTTTCCTCTTCAGTCATTCCTGTTCTTTGTGCGTCAGTCGGTGAGCCAACCAAAAATCGTCCACTATAACGTAAGTTTACATTCTTTGCGTCCAATGCTTCTTCACTGTTAGAAATAACTTTCACTAACGCATCAATCCTTGATGGACTTACAAACCAGTTTCCAAAGTTGTTAGACAAATCGGAACTGATTATAATTCTATCAAGTGGAAGTAAAGACGTGGTGCCATCGCTGTAACGATATGTAATATTATATTTGGCCAGGTCTTTGCGCTCGATAAAAATTTTGTCTGCAATCTTAAATAAGTCGGTTGGCCATTGCATCTTGAAGTAATTCAAAAACACCATCTTGTTATTTGGCTTATCAACCAACGCAGAATCCACATAACAATAACCGTTTCCCATCATGTTCCAAAACATAAAGTCCCAAAGGAATTGCGTTTGTGTTTGGAACGTGTTTGGCTTTTTAATCAGTTTTAGAAACGGGTCATTTTCTATTGGTGCCTTGTTTTGAGTTACTTGAACTTCCCCCAAACTGAAAAGGTCACATTGGAGAGCAATGACCTTGAGTAATGCAGGATTGGAAAAGACAAATTCAAACTTCTTAATGTCTTGGAGAGTCATAAATGATGGAGACCCAATCATTCTATTGAAGCTGAACAGCCCGCGCGTAAATATTCGGGGCAGTAGGTTTGAAAAACTTATCATGGTTACAAAGATAAATATTGTGTATCGGGTAGAAGTTTCCTTTTTTTTAAACTATTTTGATAATGCCTTGACGCTTTAAATACGTTACATCGTACCTGATTGCGTCAATTGTGTGATTATCTTTATCCACTGGAGTTTCTAACACCACGTTGTACCTGTCAGTTTCACGCTCGTAAAGTTCTTGCTCTTTGAAAATGTTTTGTGACGTGCTCGTATAGTAAACTTTCAATTGACTAAGTGTTGAAACGCTTTGCACCACTCGTTCTTTCTTGCCGATGCTTATTGCATTGTCCCAACCACATTTTCGTAACGACAAGACTTTTTCAGGGTAGTTACTATCACAAATGATTTTTATTTTCCTATCCAAAGGTTCAGGCAAACGAATATTTTTTAAAATCATGTCAGCTAAGCCGCCTTCTTCTTCTTTGTTCCAGGTTCTTCCCTGCAATGATAGTTCACGCATCCATTCATTTTCCGACGCGTAATTTAATTCGTGTACATAAATGCAACCGTCTTTATATTTCAAAAGTACAATGGCGAACGGGTCACTAACACCCCAGTCGATTCCTATTATTGGGGTTGCATCGATATTTCTAAACTGTTCGTATGTGATCGGCGTCCAATGGAAAATTCTATTTGGTCTGTCTGCCTTATGTCCAAGCCCGTAAACTTTCCATTGATATTCATTTGCACTACCTTGCTTTTCGTTAAGCTGACACATTACCAAATCGTTAAAGTCTTCTTCTGAAAACTTTTTTGTGTTGGTAAAATATTCACGGGCCTCAATCTCTTTCAGTAACTTCTTTTGAACAAGGTTACTATACTTGATTGGTTTATAACCCAAAATAGTTTGTCGTCTACGTTCAGGTAAGAAAGGGTTATTCAGAAAGGAACACCTGATTGTTTTGCAGTCCTTACGCTTTTCAAGTTCGTCGCTCCAATGATCTTCTTTCGGGTTCAAGTCCATGATTACGCACGTAGTCGCACGTTTATCTATTTCGGTGAACACGTCTTTAGGAATATCGTAAGGCTCGTTGAACCAAGAAATTTCAGTTTCGTAACCGTGTAAGATATTCGCGTCATCGGTTCCGGTGAATTCAATAAACGTTCCGCTCTTTAGCCAATGCGTGTAAGTTGTTTTGTGGAAATCCTGAATTGGTAAACCTGAATAGATTTTTTTCGCATCTTCTCCCACTGTCTTACGACAATTGGTTTGCGTTCCACGAAAAGCTGAAATGCGTTTGTTCTTTACGCTTTGACCGTAAATATATAACGCTTGCAAAATAGAATGCGTCTTACTGGAGCCTGAACCACCAATTAAACGAATGTACTTATAACCGCCGCTTTGCAGCGCGTCCCAAAGTTCTTCAAATACAGTAGTGCAATCGAAGTTTAAATTCACAGGCTATCGAAAGTTTCGTATTTGCAAGTGAATGGAAGTTTATCTTCTATGTATCGAAACACTGACGCTTTAACACGTGGAAATGTTGACATAATTTTAACGGACCTTAATGGTGGTTCAATACATTTGCAGTCAGTAATTTCAATTGGGTTATCCACATTCCACTCATTACCGTAAAGTGATTTAATTACCATTCCTTTTTCAAAGTCGAAATGATCACGCAACGCCAAAAATTTTTCTTTGTTATACATGATTGGTGTGTGAACATCAAAAAACTTTCCATCGGGATATTTACGCGCAACGTTTTGAACACGGCCAAAATATCCACCACGTATTTTGGTTCGCTCTAAGTAATGCTTTAATGAGTTACAATAAAAGTTTGGAAATTCTGACGCGTCAAAGTAATCAAATAGAAAATGGTCGTCATTCATAAACAAAAAGTCGTCGGTTACTTTATCACTTTGGCAAGCTAACACCAATTTGTTAAATATGTTTATGTCTGGTATTGACTCACTATCCCTGGCCGGAATGTGATCAAAGTTTTTAAAACCTGGAGGATTGTGACCAACGATTACAACGTTGGCGATGTTAGATAAATACTTATCAATTGACCTTAGACTAAAACGTAATTCAGCATTATTGTAATGCGATTGATTACATAAAGTATAAACAACACTTACCACTTTGGGGGACTTGCTGGACATGATTGATTTTTTAATTTTGTTTTTAGAAATACATTACACGTACAAATTCCACAGAAGCCTGAAACGTAAAAGTCGCAGGACTTACATAAAGCCCTACGACTTGCCTTTGTTTGGTTATCGGCTGCCTCAAAGAATTTTTTTACTTGTGAACAGGCTCCGCACATAATCGTAACACCATTGTCCAATATAGAAGATAATACTAAACGGCCAAACGAAAAGTATTACCCAATCCATAACGCTCATGCGGTCGGGTGAAATCATGCAAAGACATGAAAAGAATCCAAGCCCGAACACGTAAATAATAATTCCTATTGTAAGCATACGTTAAAGTTTATCTAGTACCCAACTTGCGCCGTCTTCATTTAGTTGTAGCTGTCCGGCTTTGTTTAACATTAGTTGCCAATTCTTTTGAACAACATTGTACACCTGATTTATTTGCCGTTGGTATTCCTGTTCTGGATTTGGACAATACACATGTAAATACATTTTATGTTTTTCAGCTTTCAACGAACATTCCTTTTCGTTATACACAACACCAAACGCCATTTGTTGGGCAACGCACCCAGAAAACCGCGCAATAAAATATGTGTCCATCCATTTGTCTTTGATGGAGTCAAGCGCAAATTTACCATTCACCAACATCGATGCCATGTGAATTTGAGCAAATACGATTCCGGGAATAGTGTCTTTGGATGCAAATGATTTTTTGCTTTGCATATTTTGTGAAGAACACGTTAACGGAATTAACACACATAACAATAATACAAGTAATAAAGTTAATTTGGTTTTCATTTTAAAAATTGATTTAATTGTTGAACGATATAACTAATAACTCCATTGCCGCCGCGAACTGGAACCACAATTGTTCCACCTGATTCCGCTACATTTTCGTCAGCGTCGATGGGACAAAACACTGTGCCAGCTTTGGCCATCAAATTAATATCTTGGATAGAATCAACTATTGCAACGTGATATTGCAAATCTTTATCACGTGAATAAACGTAACCCATCTTACGATCTTGCGCGTACTGTTTTACAATTTCAGAATCATTTGAAGTTACCAAGTCAACTTCATAACCCCAAGCGATGAGTTGAGCGATTGCCCAATTGTCTTTAGAATGCGTTGCGTAAAATTGCTTACCATCTTTTCCAATGTAATGTTTGCCGTCAGTCAACACACCGTCAAAGTCGATTGCAATTGTCTTGATCACTTTTGTTACCATACTTTGTTTGTTTAGTGGTTTTAATTTGGTAATGATGGATTCAAATGACGTTCCCATGGATAAGCTGGTAACTTTGTGCGCCGATCAATTCCATAAAGTTCGGCTAGGCGTTTGTATGTTTGATCTTCGAAGGAACGGCGCATACGTTTACGCATAACTGTTATGGGGTCGTAACCCATGAATCTGTTATACGTGTGTTCAATTTTAAAATCGTTATGACATGCAACACTACCCAATTGATTTGCACGTATGCCAAAGTCAATATCAAATCCAACATAAGGCATCAATTCGTCCACACCTTTTAATGTGTTGAATGATTCAGTGTGAAGCAACACACATGTAAATTCAGTGAATGCAACTTTAACAATACCATTTCCTTTTGGCCTTAACGCTTGATGGTCACTTGCGTAACATGGTTGTATTGCAACATGCCCCTTAGTCTTTAAAAAGTCATTGAAGGTTTCGTCAAACTCTATATTAGTGACGACACAAAAGTAATCATTCGTTACACGCTTGGCACCAATGTTAATGGCTTGCGCTAAACTTCCAATTCCCTTTGGCTCCCGATCTTGGATAATAATATGTGTGCCATCTTCGAGCAAAGGCAAACAATCCAAAGTTTTCTTAAATGATTTTTCAGTGTAGTTGATTACAAGTACATCCACCATATTAATAATTTTTATCTGTTTCACATGGCCATTCAACCATACCAATTAATTCAGGTATATTAGTTAATCTTGAAAATTCATTTATGAAGTTTTCAAACGTCCACTGTTTGATAAATTCTTTGGCTAATCTTTGCTTGGTTGCAAATGAGTCGTAATAATCGTGACGTGATTCTATGAACGCTTTCTCCACTAAGTCAAAATATTCCTTTTCGTTATACTCACATCGATACGCGTTTTCATTTGTCAACCAATCGTCACCCTTATCTAATGCACGAACAGTAACACACCCATACTTTGCCGCCTCAATCGGTGAACATGAAGCGCCATCGTATTTAGTTGCCTTGAAAAGTAATCGTGATTGACTGTACAAATGTTCCAATGTATTGTGAGCCGGTGCAACCACATATTTATTAATTGTCTTTTGTGCGAAATGCTGACGACCATATCCGGCAATTCTAACGTCGCTATAAATTTCTTTCAGGTTCAAGGCTGCACGATACGCAAGCGCCAAAGAATCTTTAGTAGGGTTCTTACTAAACGGTGACTCCAATAATATATCGTACTTTGTTCTATTATTAAGTTGTTGGAAATCTTCTTGCAACCAAGTTCGGCAAACTTTTCCCTTCGGTATAAACTCTAACAACCATTGCGCATTGCAAATAACTGTTTCATGATTATAAAAACGGTTACACCGTTCAGTAAATTGTCTTGACTTGCTCCACATATGTTCCGCCATTTGACACCATACGATTGACCGTTGTACACTAGTCGAATATAATGTCCAAATAGAATGTGGTGAACAGCAAATAACCAACCCCCAATGATGCTTACGAAACCCGTCAGGTGTTAGAATTCTCTCATGCGTCTTGATGGCGTTTTCATCCATCAAATACACATCATGTCCAAGTAATAAAAGTTGTTTGTAAAAATCATTGATCAGTTTCAAGCCGCCATTCTGACCGAAACGGTTAGGGGTTGTTAAACAAATTTTCATGCTTTTATAAATTGAATAAAATCTTTTAATGGTCCTAATATACCGTTATGTCTAATAACCCTCACATTATATTTATAGCATTCCCAACCAAAACGATTTATATTCCAATAAAGACGGTAACGCGGTTTACTCATAATTTTATTTTTCGTCAGGTAACAAACCAGGGTTTTCGTCGTCAGCTTTATAAGTCTCACCACGTCCAGGCACCAACTCATTTAAAAAATCTTTTGATTCCTGTTCATCAAATCGGGTATATCTTATGTCTTCATACACTGGAACATTCTGCAATACTTGTTCGGCAAACCTGTACGCCATTTCTTTTATCGCGTCAAGCTGACGTGGGTCGTAATGAAGTTCTTTATTTATATCATGCAATATTTGAATTGGCTTTTCCATTTCCTTTTGGTTTATCTTCTCCCAATAATATTATTGTAAGCAACACAATACAAATCAAAAACCAGTTACCGAACGCGTCCATTAGTTTGGATGAATCATTACAGTTACTAACTTGTCTTTACTTTTTAATATATCAATGTGAAAATTGAATTTGTTCGCGTCACACCATCCGTCTAAGTGATAGTGCCAATCTTGGCGCTCTTGGAAATTCACGCCGCCTTGAATGTTACGCGTAATACATGGACGTTCCACACCTTCTTCCAGTTTAAAGATGTATTCGATTTTGTCCATCACTTCTTTATATTAACGGTTATGTTTAAGTCTGTTCCCATACCGCCGTCATCTTCCGTTTTAACTTTGCCAAACATTCTATCCAACAACTCTTTGGCCGCGTTAACTTGGAGATAAGACTTTTTAGATTTTGCGGTTTCCGCCAACGCTGCAACCACTTTCCCCATTTCCGATTTCGTCAGGTCGTCGCCATCGTGTCCCAATACTTGGCGCATCAATTCTTTGAGCGCTGGAATTTTCTTGGGTGCGCCATTTGCATTTATTCGCGGGTCGCGCTTTTTACCTTTTCCTTTCTTAAAGGGTTTTAAATTCTTGAGTGATTTTTTTGTTACTGCCATAAAATTGGAAATCGTTTTTATTCCATTGCTAAACAGTGATTTGCTCAGTTATGTAATACATTCCGCTTGCTCCATTGCAGCGAGCAACTTTGAGACGCTTCGCATCGCCCAAGTCCAAGTACTTCCAATGTTCCACTACTAAGTAAATAATACCATTGGAGATTTCGAATAGTCTACACCAATCCGCTTGGATAAGTTCATTAATAACCGTAAGTAAGCGCGGCTCCATCCGTAACCACTGAAGGTGTTTTGCGATCATGCCACGACTTACGGTTGTTCGAACTTTTTTCATGCTACAAATATAATTCATTGGCTTTAATGTTAACATTGTCATAAAAAATTACAATAATTAAAAATAATTTTAAATTATCACATGATCACTTTGGAGCGGTTACAAAAAAACACTCATAGCTAAGCCGTATAAGGCTTTTTATTAAAAACACGGCCTAAATTTTTGACTTCATTTGTAACTGTAACCGTGTAACCGATTTGAAAATCAATTAGTTACGTGTGTAACCGATGCCTTTCGGTTACACTTTTTTTTGTAACCACCAACGCAAAACCGTTGGGTATTTGTATGCACGCATAACAAAAACAGGTACAAAAGTTCGGTTACACTTTTTCGGTTACACTTTTTCGACACCTGAAAAATAGTACAAAAATGTGTCATTCCAACGCATTTAAGGCATGGCTGCAAGGGCAATCGGTGTTTGGGTAGCCTTCACATTTCAGCTTACAATTTTTATAATACTCTTCAGGTGACGCGGTACGAACTTTCTTAATGCGCCGAAAATCCAAACCCCCACTTAACACGTGATCAAGTAACGCCGTGTTGTGTATTCGCATTCGCAAACATTGTTTAAGTGTTGGCCTGAACCATTCCCATGTGGGTTCTTGCGTCGGGGCGGTGTCATTATAAAATGTACTGTATGCAGGTCGTCCACATTTTTCGCACGTGAACATAAACGGCGTTACACCACTATCAATATCTTTCGACTTGGTTGTGTGATGGCAGTGCGTACAGTTATAACAGTTCACACGATTTGTTAAATCAACGTCAGTGTAAAATTTGTCTGTCTTGACTTTCTCTATCAATTCGTTATACTGTTTTGTAATTGCTCTAATTGAATTTTTCATATTGTGTTGTGTTTAGTTGCTAACCAACCTTTTTCTTTTGTCTCAGGAATTCCAACCGTGTAGGCCTGGCCTTCGTGCTCGAACATGGGTGTGTAAATTTCAAGCCAACGAAATTTTAAAATTATCCCACACATTGGCAAAGGTAGAATGTATAACCATTTGTGCGCCTTATCCCAATACGCACCAATCCATAAATCGTACCACGCAAATAGAAATGAAATTTTCATAATATTATTTTTTTCTGCTTATTCGGTTTATAAATTCACACACATCAAACACCATTGAAACTACAAATATAATTCCAAAGAAGACTACAAAATCCCCATCAAGTTTATGGGTATGTAAACATTCACCAATATAAACACTCGACATTAAAATTGCTATTCTCATAATTTTATTTTTTGATTATATAAACTCCACGAATTGTTTGACCTTCAATTTTCAACACTTCATCTTTCACACCGATCAATTCAAGGTCGGCGGCAAAGTGTTTGCGAATAGGAATTTTGTGAACGCTGTAACCTTCCGTGTCTTCCATCCACAAACGGAACGCGTTATACAATTCACTAACGTTTGATAGTTCAATATTAGATTTCGGGTTAGCCTTGCGCAATTTTTGGATAAGAGTCATTCTATTATTCTTGTCTTTGCTCGGTGTCGGCTTTTCAAAGTGCATGTTAAACCAACGTATAGAATCCCGCGCGTCAGTGTGAAACGATAGTGTTGCCTGTTTCATTGTGTCGCTTACTTGGATAACACCATTATTTTCTATAAGATGCCTTACACCAATGTTAATGACATGGTTAAATATTCCGGCCAATTCGTTTTCGTAAATGTCGGGCATAACTCTATTATCTTTCACCACCGGCACGTTCATAGAGATTGTAATAAAGCGACGCGCAACGGCGGCGTTAAACACTGAATAATTTTGTGGGTTCATTGCAATGATTAATCGACCGTAATTTGAAACGGGCCTACGTGCTACATTCATTTGCCATCCAGGTAACGGCTCTTGTGCTGCAACCTTCAATAGTAATTCTAAATGTCTGAACGGTTGCGCGTCAAAGTCATAAGCCAACAATTTGTTTTCCATTTGCATGGCTTGCGTTTGTGCGTCAGGCTTGCCACTGAATAACATTGACGCTGAAATTGCAACCGCGTTGTCTAACCCAACTATTCGCCGCGTCACATCGATAAGCGAACTTTTACCCGTTGATGTTTCACCGGCCAACAACATAATAATATCGGCTTTGTGTTTCGTCAAGCATGATGCAACAAAAGCGTAATACGCCGTGTGCAAAGATGTGTCAGGAATTTGCGTGTCCATCCACTTGTCAAACTTTGGACACGATTGTAACGGGTCGTATGCGTAAGGCAATAGGGAAGTAAAATTATATTTCGCTTCATGGTCTAACAGTTTTCGTTTACCTGTTTGCATGTTGATATGCAACACACCATTTTCCATGTTAATAAAAATACCTTCGTGCAAATTACCTGTGTGTGGTTCGAGCGCGTTGCGTTGTGTCGTCAAGTACAACTCTTTCAAAGCTAATTCCATATACGGAACCGTTCTGAGTAATAACCTAAAACGTTCGGGTACGTCACACCGATCAATAAAATTATTTATTAAATCTACAATCTCGCGTGTGTTCTTTAATACCCAATGCGTTGTTTCAAACACATAAAAGTTTGCTTTGTCAATGCAGCAAATCGGAACAACCTTTTTAAACTCTTCCACTAATATGTGTACGTGTTCGCCTTGTGTTTCATTCTTGGTTAATGGCAAAGCGAATTCCTTTTCCATAACGGCGGGGTGCATTCGTTGCGCTTGAAGATCTTCCAGCGTTAACAAGTTTGCATGACGGCACAAATGGAAAAACGTTGCAATGGTAATTTTTACGCCACGGTCGCGTTTATCTCCATCAACAAAAGAACGGTAATCATCTTGTATAGTGTCTTCATTATACAATGGACTGAAACGGGAAATACGGTTGAACATGTCGAAACCGTCAGCGCCAAAAGCTGACGCAAAAGCCTTTCCGATTCTAAACCATTTTGGGTTGTCTCCGGTAATGTCCAATTGCTTTTCTTCTATTTGTTCAACAAAATTTAACGTGCGCTTCCATACCTCTTGATCAATTACCACCGGCTTAGACTTGCGCGGCTTTGGTTTTTCACCACGATACTTTTCAAATGGTTGTATTAATCGTTTGTACAACTTACTGGAAAGTACGGGTAATTCTTGTACGCTGCCATGAATTAGGTTATACCGTTTAGAGTTACTTAGATAACAGGCAATGAAGCGCGAACGATAGTAAACCTCAATCCAATTTTTTGTCTTTGCATCGGTTTGCGTCCAATTCGGTTCATTCGGTGCGTCAGTCTTATAACGAAAATAAATGTGGTAACCGTTAGACTTGGTGGTCTCAACTGCAATGTTGTCACGCATAACCTTGATTAATTCTTTGACCATCTTATGGACGTGATCACCTTTAACCTTTTTTACATCAAGGTCAATGCAACACAATTCATTATGGCCAAGATAAAAACCACAATGAGCACGTGCAAGAATGTCAGCGCTGAAAGAATTTTTGTAACGAATTAAATGTGGGTCGGTCATCTCTTGCACGTAACCCCATTTTTTTGTTCGTTTATCTTTCCAGCCAATTGGTGCGTTTGTTGATCGCGACGCTTGAAGGATAACAAAACCGTTATTGTGTAGCGTTTGTATTTCTTTGGTTCGATTCATTTAATTTCGGGTTTTATATCCGTCATGTCCAATTCAAAAATTTTATGACGTGTAATGATTCTAATGTGTGTTACTGAATTGTCTTTGCAAAGTTTTGTTATATCATCTTCACTCATAACAATTACCCATTGCCACTTGGGGTTATTTTTGTACAAAGCTTGAAAGGCTGCCTTGCCAAAAAATTTTTCAACTGGTATGCCTAAACTCATAACACATAAATTGGTTCGACAACGTGAACGCCACCCCAGTTTAATTCCTTCGCACCATGTTCTAAACATAATACGGCTTGGCCTAAACTGTCAAACCTCTTTGCGCTTGTTGCCGTTGTGTCGTGCCAATAAGGTTTACCCGCTTCTGTTAGAAATAAAAATTGCCATTTATTACTAACGGGGTCGTGTCGTCTAATAATATATTTGGGTTGCATGGCTATTTTATTTTATGTTGCTTGCAAAGAGACTGTAACGCCTTAAACGAAAGATCAGTAACGTTATCAGTTTTAAATATCGGATAAAGTTTTTCGGCCATAGTTATAAACTGTTCATTCTCCTTCCCAACAAACATTAACGTTAACGGTTTACTAACTGACTGCTCTTCTTTTTTTGTAGGTTTGCCTCCATCTATACGTGGATTAATTGTTGCCTTCTCCAGTTCCTTTAAATTGTCCACGGCTGTTTTTGGCATGTGTATTCCCCACACCTTAAAGAAACCCGCCGTTGTTCCATAATCCTTTTTAATTTCTGCCAAGTCAGTTTCTCCAGCCCTGGCAAAATCGAAGATCGCGGCAAACTCTTGAACTTCCTTCGGTGTCAACTTGCGTGAAGGTATTGACACTTCCACCATATAATTGTTACCATGTTTCTTTTTTAGTTTTTCAGTGCGGCGGTTTCCGTTTATCAATGTACCGTCAACGTTAGCAATCATGGATCCAGCAAATCCGTACTTCTCTAACGACTTGTCAACACGTGCGCTTCCATCCTCCACGGCTATTTTATAATTTTTCGGTGTTGGCTTCAACCAACTAATTTTCTTTTTGATTGTCTTCCAAGTAATTTGTTTCATTGCGTTTTTAGTTTATGTCTGAACCTATATTTTATACTGATTGTTGAAACCTGTCTTCACGTTCGTTGTCTTCTTCTATAATTGCACGAAGTAACATTTGTAATTCGTTCATTTGATTTTTCTTTTTGGGTTAAAGTAATTCAGTATAAAAGCAATCGTGTTGCATTCCCATCCGTTACCGACGGCGGCGTAACGTGAAGTAAACGAGCCACAATTTAAAGTGTAATCGTCAGGCAATCCGGCCAAGCGTTCGATTTCGTGTATTGTCGCGGTGCGTGATGTATGGTAACCAGTAGGTATGTTAACGCAAACAGGTTTAGACTTTGTTATGGTTGGTGACTTACCGTAAATGTTACTTACCAACCTGTTTTGTCTCCAGCCTTTTTTGTGTGGGTTGACACGTTCGACGAATGCCCCACCATAATACGGCGGGTCTAAAATGTCTTGCAATACAATGTGACAATCTTTTTCAGGCAATGGAGCCAAAGGAATGTTTGTCCAATATAAACGTTTGCGTGACTGAGCACTGAACAAAGCACTATCAATATAAATCGGTTCTACTTCCATGTACTTTGAAATAACGTTTTTGTGTTTAGGTGGCATGACAACATTTTCAAGTAAGAAAAGTAAATTGGGGTTACGCTTACGCAACGCGCGGTAAATACGAACGTATTCAAAAAACAGTTTAGAACGTGGGTCATTGAACGCAAGATTATGACCTGAAAACGAAAAGCCTTGACACGGCGAACCACCCAATAACAAATCCATGATTGGTAACTTATCAGGGTTGATTTTAGTAACGTCACCAAGTTGAACGGTATCGGGAAAATTGTGCATCGTGTTTTTAATTGGCGCTTCTTCTATTTCGCTTGCCCAATAGTTTACGCGTTTCCTTTTCAGATAATTGCGTAACACATGTTGGCCGCATGAAATACCATCAAACAGACTTAGAACGTTTAGCGATGTTGTCACGAATCTCTGTAATAGATTTTTTTTCATAAAGATTGTAATTTTTAGACATCAAAAATTTTCTAACCAATTCATTAATTGGTCTAACGTGTGCGGGTTTAACTCTCCACGCAACGGTTTCGGAGCGCTCATTCTTTTTGCTCATTACTTTACAAATTTATATGTGGTTGTTCGTTTTACAATTTTGGATTTAAACCTGCACTGTTTTTTTATTTCCATTGCATCTTTCAAAGTTTTGCAAGGTATGTAAGCGTATATAACTTTGCCGATAAAAGACGCAACTAAGTAATTTATCTCCTTTTTCATAGTTTTATTTTTCAAGTGATTTAGTAATCCTAGGTTCAACTTTTATAAGCCCTTTAATTCCAGTACAATAATCGGCGGCTTTCTCCATTACTATTTTTAATTCTTTCGCGGCTTGCTTGGCCTGGCCAATTTTAACTTCCAATATTAAGTCATCGTGCCACGGTAAAATTTGTTGCCACTTTTTATTCAAACTGATCATGGCTAATTTGATCATGTTCGCAGCTGAAGATTGTATTGGGTTATTGTAACCGACATTGCGCACCATCCATTCTTGAGGGTCACGAACAGTACGACGACGGCGGTAAATATCAGCTGAATAACTTACGCGTGTACGTATAGTTTCCTTTGCATTCTTTTGTAACCAACGGTACAATCTTGGTGCGGTGCGTTGAAACTTTAACATTAAGCGTTTAGTTTCTTTCACCGTTCGGTTAATCTTTACTGATATACCTTTTGGAAATGCACCGTATGCGATACCATAAGTTATTTCTTTTGCAATTTGTCTTTGTTCCTTGTGTTGTGCGCACTTACATTTTTTTGGAAACGTACATTTCTTTTCAGTGCCTTTGCTCCAGTCAGGAAAAAATATACTTGCCATCAAACTTAAAGGATCTTCACCACGTTGCAACGCTTTAATCCAAAGTTGTTCACCGCTTGCAGCCGCCATGATTCCGATTTCTTGGCCGGAAAAGTCACCACCGACAAACGTACAACCTTTACGCGGTACGAATGCACCACGATGCTTTGCACCAGTAAAAGTGTAACCGTAACGTCGTTCGTTTTCCCGTGGTAAGCCATGCAAAGGAGGATTGGAGCAAGCGAAACGACCCGTGTTTAATATTTGTGAAAAGTTGGCGCGTATTCGATTGTCTTTATCAACCAAGTAACGGTCTTCTCCTTTGCCTTTTTTCTTTGTTGCATACAAAAATTTCCGGCCATACTTAGACGCATACGTGGAATATTCACGCATCTCCACGAACTTGTTTAGTATCTCGTTGTTATACTTGCGTCGGAAATCGTCGGTAATATCTTCCAATGATAAAACAGGAATACCGATACTTTGAAAGTATGCCTTTGCTTGTGGCGGACTGTTCCAATTGTGTACACGTGCGGGTAAACGCTTTTGAATTGAAATACTTTTTCTAAGGTTCTCTTCTTCAATTTGCAACCACCGTTTAACATCAATACCAATTCCAGCCGAACGCATACGCACAACAACTTCCACAACTTTGTTTTCAAGTGTACCAACACGCGTTAAGTTCAAGCGTTGTAATCTGATTTCCTGCAATGCCTGAACTTGTAACAAATGTTTAACGTCACTTTTTACGTAGTCAATTTCTTGCTTAGTTAATGGTGCATTGATTGGCCGTTGTGAAAAGTTATACGACATTGCTTTGTCATGTGCCGGAAGTTTGTAACGCTTTAATGTATAGTACAAACTTGCTGATAACTCCATCTTTTGTTTTTCGGTTGCGTTGTCGGCGTTCAATAAGTTGTCACCAATCAAAACACGTTCCATCAAATCAGTATCCCAAATATTCCTGACTTCAATACCGTGTTTCATGTACAACCAAAATGAATCGAAGGCCGCGTTATGAATTACTTTTTGTATTGATTCATCTTCTAACACTTTACGCAACTCTTCAAAAGATGTATGGACTTTTATATTGTGTCCGTCATTGACCGCGCAACAAAAAATTTTACTTCCAGGTATTGGATATAGACCACTCGTTTCTATATCAATGGCAATTCTCCTTTGCTTCATGCACACGCATGTTTAATGTGAAGCCGATTTTTTTCTAATAGAATTTTGTCACGGCATTCGTCAGCGTTTTTCCATTCATGGCGCAAGCCTTTGCCAACCTTATGCACCGGCGGCGGTGTCACGTCCACTACTTCAATAACTTGTTTGTCTTTGTGTACTGTTAAACGGTAATCGGTTTGTGAATCACTGTACAAAGGCTCAATCAGAATCTCTAAAACCTTTGAATAATAATTTAGTTCGCCTTGCGTAACCAAATTGCATAATCGTTGAAACGTCATGTTGTGTTTTTAGGTATGTAACAAATGTACGAATGTTAACATTTGGACTAATGATCTGAATGAAAATAAAATAATTAAAAATAATTTTAAATAATTTATGTATTGTTAATGTTAACATTTGTATTCACTTTTGTACCGTTCGTGAAAGTCGCGAACATGTAAACAATCTAAACAATTTAAACAATCAACACAATGAGCAAAAAGCCAAGTCGTGCAGCAAGTCGCCGCGAAGAGAAACCCACCAAGCGCGGTGCAACACCATCCAAATCTTCCGGCGGTTTCATTCCAGAAGATGCCATGTCAGGCGGTGACGGTAAATTTTTGAACATCAAAGACGAAGCCGAAAACACCATTCGTATTATTTCCAAACCCGTGATTGGGTGGGTTAATTGGGAAGAGGACGAAGATGAGAAGAGAATCCCAAAGCGTTATCCAATTGATGAAGAGCCGGAAGCAACAGACGAAGAAAACAAACCGCGTAAGTTTATCGCTGTTGTATGTGTTGATAGAATGGACGATGACAAAATCAAAGTTTGTGAAATTACGCAACAAGGTATTATCAAGCAATTGAGCGCACTAGCGGACAATCCAAAATGGGGGCAACCTTTTTCTTATGACATTGCGATAACACGCAAAGGTGAAGGAAAAAAATCCCGTTACACAGTAACTCCAGAACCAAAATCACCACTTCCAAAAAATGTTATCAAAGACATTAATAAATGTGAAGTGTGTTTGGAAAATTATTTCCTTGGTGACGATGCACGATCACCATGGGATTTCCAAGAAGGTGACGACGCGACGGAGTTATTTACAAAATAGGGTGTTTGTGTTTTAGTATTTTTGGGAGAAAGGTAGCTGTAAAAGGCTACCTTTTTTTATCACTTAACTTTTTAAACTATGGGAAAGAACACGGTAGAATTTTTAGATAGAAGTCAGGCGCTTAAATGGATTGTGGAAGATAAACGTTACGGTGACGGCCCCTACGTTTCATTCTCCAGTTTAAAAATGTATCGTGATTGCGCAACACCATCCAAAAATAGCAAACCTTTTTTTCGTTTCGGTACGGAATTACACGCGCAATTTTTGGAAAACAAATCAGTAGAGAAATTAAATAAAAGGGAACGTGCGTTGTTAAAAGCAATGTTGAAAGAATTACGTTGCCATCCAATTGTAAAAGAATTAATGCGTAACGTGAAGGTGGAGCAAGAATTTAAAAAGGAAATATTTAGAATGAAATGTTGTGGACGAATAGACATACTTGCAAAAACTTATGTTGCTGATCTTAAATCCACGATAACAACAACCAAAAAGGCTTTCATTGCTTCAATGGATTTTCTACAAGTTGCAATGTACATGGCTGCAACCGGCCTGAAAGATTTTTATTACATTGGCGTAACGAAAACATTTCCAATTAAGATATTTATATTCAACGCAAAAGATTATCCCGATAGAGTTAAGGCCGCACAATATGAATTGAAAAAATATTTGCCATTGGTTAAAGCTGACTTAATCAGGTTCAAAAGAAAATATGAAGATAATAGTAGACACCCGCGAACAAAAACCGCTATTCAAAAACGTGATCAAAAGAAAATTGGACGTAGGCGATTACACGACGGTAAAGTTGGAAAACAAATTTCACATCGAAAGAAAATCCTTGTCCGACCTGTACGGCACGTTAACAAAAGGTAATCGACGTTTCAAATATGAACTGTTCAGGGCTGCATATCACGCGGTAAAATTGGAAGTATTCGTGGAAGGTACGCACGACGACTTTATTAATAAGCGGTTTCCAAAAGGCGACGAACGCAAGTTTGACAAACACGGCCTTATGGAGTTAATAAAAACCTTCACAAAAAAATATTACCTGAAATTCGTTTGGCACAAATCACGAAAAGAGTGCATTTCCAACGTCCAAAAGCGGCTTTTGGAGTTTGAAAAAAAAGGCAAATAATTTTAAATTATTATTTGTAATTATCACAAATCCTTGTACCTTTGATATATCAAATCAAACGGGAAAAATGGATATAAAAATCAACAACTTAAAACACGGTGAATCGATAACGATCAGCTTTGCTAATGGTATTACTTGCAGCGTGGAACGTTCAAAAAATAAACTTCGTTTTGTGCGTACATTTGCAAATGGTAGCTTTGAAATATTTAAAACAATATCAATATAACTTACAACTTTATGGATAAATTCCTTTTAAACTTTGTCAATTCATTTCGCGACGCTGTACACCATCAATATTTAACTTGTACTGAACCACGTTGCGGCTTTTTCCAATTCGATAATTTCAGGCCGTTGCCAAGTAAAATTGTGGAATTGCTGAACTTGGAAGAAACGATTATGTACGATGAAGACCCGAACAGAAAAGATTTTGTTTATTCACCAAACTTTGTGCGGCCATGACAACAACATATAAACAACAAATGAAGGCCGTAAAGGCTTCGATGAAACAAGTTGAATCTAACGGTAAACATTTTGGTGAGTCATTAAGTGAAATACAAAATTCTTTACATTGGAAAGCTCTTAACGACGCTTACAGTACATTGGCCGCACTTGCAATAATGAATATCGGAATGAAACCATTAACAGGTAACACCATTCAAGAATTAAAACAGTTTACACGCAAAGACTTATATTAATATGGTGCAACAACTTCCACGTGATGGCAAGAAAATTAAGAAAGGCGAAAGCGTTTTCTTTGCCGCCGACTTTCACAGAAACGAAGTACACATATTTCGAGCCGTAAAAAACAGCCGTCAGCATGTGGTAAAAATTGAAGCGCCGACATTTGAAATAGCAAAAGAAAAAGCAATTAGTAAATTTAATCATGTCAAACACTTTAAACAAAAATCCATGGACTTAGTAACAGCCGTTGAACGCGCAAAAGCCGCGTCGAAAAAATTGAAAAGACCGCACTACGTTATTGATGACGGTGACGGCGAATGTAGTGTAGGAACCGCGCCGTTGCGCGGCACCATGAACAAATATGTTAACGGTGAATTGGACAAAACTTATAAGCCGCAAACAAGTTCGGAAACATTTGTAGAAATTGGAAAACCAAAAGATAAAAAGCGTTCACTTCCGGCGCAAAGTGAAAAAGCACAAAAATTAATCAGCGCACAAACGGCAAAGGAGACCGCCGTAAAGGAATCCACAAAATCAAAAAACAACAAAATGGAAACGAAGTCAGCAAAGAAGTCAGGCAAAAAAGTTGCAGCAAAGAAAACCGCAAAGAAAAAATCAGGTTCAGCAACACGCGCACTTGATGCACCAATACAAGGTGGGGCGGCCAAAGTAATATTTGACGCAATCAGTAAGAAAGCGCACACCAAAGAACAGTTGGCAAAACTTGCTGACACAAAGGAGGGTAACATCGGTTGGTACCTGAACAAAATCAGGAACAACGGTCACGATGTACAAAACACCGAAAAAGGTTACATCATTAAGAAGGGCAAGTAATCAAACAAACGGGTGAGTTAATTTAGAATTGGCTCACCCTTATTTTTTAAACTTCATTTTACCTAAAATCCAATAATCATGGCACCATCAAAAACAGTGCAGAAAAAGAAAAGCCGTCAAAAGTCAAAATATAATTTGGAGTTGACAAGCGACGAAGAAAATTCTATAGAGCAATACCTGGAGACGGAAGATAAAACGTTTAAACAGTATTTGCGTAAGTTAATTCGTGACGATATTAAAAAACGTCAAGGCGGCGCGTAAGCTATGAAAACGTATTTATTTCTTGCGCGGCTGCATAGCGGAAAACTTGTTATGCGTGTGATCACAGGTCACAAAGCCGTAAAAGCTGAAATGGCTAGAGTTTTAAACCTTCGAGCCTTTTACAAAGATTTCACCGTATACTCAACCCTTTAATCCCAAATTTATGAATTCATTTTCAAGCGCCCTTAATGGTCATGTTCAGTATTTAGCGCCGTACATATCACGCGGCAACAAAATCGTTCAGTCTACACACCATGAAAAAATGTTTGTGATCAATTACCCTGACGGTGGTTTTATTTCCATAACGTCAAGCTGTGAAAATATGTTGTTACTCCACCCGCCTGACACAAATCAGGAATTCAAACAGCATAGACATTTTAATTTCAGCGCAACGCAAGCGTACAAACCAACGAAAAAATCCAAGGAAGAAACTTGGTTTAAGAAAAAGAAACCTGTATTCACAACACGTCTAAATTAAACCTCCAAAAATATGGCAAAGAAAAATAAAAGTGTAGCTGTCAAAAAAAATGATGGCAAAGCAGAAGTAAGTACAATGGTTGTTACAACTAACGTTAGTGAAACTGTAAGCGGGCTAAAAAAGAAGTCAGCACCATTGGTGAAGATAGTTGAAAACTTTGTAATCAAAACAAAGGAAGACCAAGAAAAATTGGTGGAAACACTTAGCAAAATAAAAAAGTTGGGTGAACTGGCCGAAACCGAAGAAAGTCTTTTTGTGGATCCAGCTAAAAAGATAATCGCGCAATCAAAAAAGTTTTTTAAGCCGTTTTTGGATTCAGTTGAAGCCGCGCAATTACTTGGCAAACAAAAAATATTAGCGTTTGTGAATACACGCGAAGAAAAATCCAAGCTAATTGGTAAAAGTTCAGGTTTAAGTGTTGGTAAACTTATCAGTAAACAAAACGAATTGGAAGATAATGACAACACGCGAAAACTTTGGAAGCTACACATTACAAAGCTGTCAGCTATACCGCGCAAATACCTTGTGCCTGACGAGACTAAAATAAAAGCCGACCTGAAGAAAGGCAAAAAGATTCCAGGTTGCACAATGCGTCAAGAAAATACAATTATAATACCATGATAACTTTGCAATTTATTTTAGCGTTGCTTTGTTGGATAACAATTAAAGCGGCATTCACTTCGTATTGGTCAGCTGTGAAATACAAAACGGTTGGCCATTGGAGGTTCGAAAAGTTTAAACGGTGTTTGCGTGAACAGTTAACCGTAAAAACATGAAACAATTAAGTTATTGTGACGATTGCGCGGGTTGCTTAACTAAAACAGGTCAATGTTATTGCATCACAAAGGTTGTGCCGCTTGACGCTTCAAAGTTAAAGTTTCCGCGCGGCTCACGTTTCGGTGTGTACGATATACAAGAAAAACAAATGGTGTTAACGACTGACTCCATTAACCACGCACTGGGACAAGCGCAATCGAAAGGTT